CATTCCTTGAATTCTTTCAGCTTCTTCTCAAACTTCTTCCGCGATGTTTTGACTTTGGGCCACGGATAGCCTTTCCTGCTCTTACCGTAGTAGAAGGTAAATCCAAGAAAGTCAAATGTCTCCGGCTTTCCCAAACCTCTTGCCTTGCGGTTTTGCTCCGCATAACGCCCGAATTCAATCAGCCTGCTCTTACTGTCTTCCAGTTCGAGGTTGAACTTCGCCATGCGTTCTTTGAGCGCCGCATAGTAGTGTTCTGCGTCCGATTTGTATTGGAACCCCGCCACAAAATCATCCGCATAGTTTACAAGAAAGCATTCGCCTCTTGCCTCTTTCTGAATCACCAGCTTGAACCAAAGTGTCAGTACGTTGTGCATGTATATGTTTGCCAGCGTTGGGCTGATATTTCCACCCTGTATGGTTCCCTCTTCCGTATCCTCGTATTTCCCGTCGATCATCACTCCCGCTTTTAGGTACTTCCGCACCAGCCACAGGATGTTCGGGTCTTTGATATGCCATTCCAGGAATTTCATCATCCATTCATGGTCGATATGATCGAAGAAGCCTTTTATATCGGCATCCACAATAAAGTTTATCTTGCCGTGTGATACCCGTTGATAAACTTCTTTGACCGCTTCATGGCATCCCCGCTTAGGCCTGAAACCGTACATACAATTCAGAAACCTTGGCTCATAAATCGCTTCCAGTATCTTCTTTAGTGCCAACTGCACTATTTTGTCCTCATAGGCAACAATACCCAGAGGCCGCAGCTTCCCATTTGCTTTTGGTATGTATACCCGCCGCGTTGGGAGTGGCTTGTACGATTTATTCTTTAGGCGTTTCACAAGGTCAGCTATGTTGCTGTCAAGTTGCTTCCCGTATTCCTCTTTGGTCACCTTATCTATTCCGACTGCCTTCTTTCCGTCCAGTTCCCTGTGACATGCTTTCAGCAGGTCTTCATTTATAAGGTGGTACAGACTTGTGAATATGGGTCTTCTTGTTACCGCTGAAATCTCTGCTATTCTCTCTAATTTCGTTCCCAT